GAGATCACAAAGCGGACTCGTTTGAGGGAGATTTCCTTCCCCAATCGAAGAAGCTACGGAGCTCTGCGCGCCAATAACGTGATTCAATCCACGTATCTTGACGCAACGATTCCGGTTCGAGCCTTCGGGAAGCAGGTAACTGTTTCAGAAGGACATCTCTTTCCTTATCATCTCCGTGTAGGAGAGTTGAGGAAATGGGATGTTGGTGGAGCCTTCTCTTCCACTCGGACATATCTGGGTAACCGTGACGGCCATGAGGTAGATCCCTCTGGCTCGAATGGCTACTCATTTACATCCCGAGATAATGGAAAAGGAGCGTTCCAAGGTAACTATGAGTTCTATAAAGGACCCATACTACCCGTGGACCCTACAAGCACATTGCTTTGGCCCCCGGACGTTAGTTCATCCGATTCTCAGATGGACGCGTTGGGTGCTACGGCTATTGCGCTGTGTAATCCGCTGAAACCTGCCTCTGACGCCGCGACATTCCTTGGAGAACTCTACAGGGAGGGTTTACCCTCCGTGCCGGGAATCCAAGCCTGGAAGGAGCGAACACAACGTGCTCGCTCTGCAGGAGGAGAATACCTGAACTTACAGTTCGGGTGGGCTCCCCTGCTCCGCGATGTGACCAAGATTTCTGAGGCCATATCGCATGCTGACAAAATTCTTAGTCAGTATGAAAGGAATTCCGGGAAAGAAACGCGTCGTCAGTTTCACTTCCCCAAAGTAGTAACCGAGTCCGAAACACTTATCGGGACGGGGCGTGCCCCGTTTGGCCCTGAAGGGGCCTACTTGGTTGCTACGACTGGTACGTTACGACTCCACAGAAAGATAATCAGAGAGCAGTGGTTTTCTGGCTGTTTCACTTATTGGATGCCTGCCGGCAAAGACTACCGGCGGTCACTAATTCGTGTTTCAGGCAGCGCCCGACATTTGTTGGGCATATCACTAACCCCTGATGTTATGTGGAATCTAGCGCCATGGAGCTGGGCTGCAGACTGGTTCTCCAATACCGGCGAGGTTCTTGCGAATCTCACCAACATTGCGAGCCAGGGCCTGATCATGCGATATGGGTATATGATGGAAACAACAAAAACCATCGATACCTATATCCTATCAGGTATTAGCCTCCGCACTGCGGGTGCTAACCCTGCGCCCATAGAGCCTACGATGTCTTTCGTAACTGTTACGAAAAAGCGTCGTAAGGCGAATCCATTTGGATTCGGAGTCTCTTGGGACGGTTTGTCACCGTTCCAACTCTCCATCATGGCGGCTCTGGGCATGTCCCGGAGCTCAGGAAGACGTTTGTCTCTCTGAACACCCGCGTGAATACAAACCTCACGCGTTGAAAGCTAGTATTTACTAGCCAATACCAAAGGAGCAATGCCTATGTTTGCAGATCCTCAGACAATCACCATCACAGGTGTGACCACATCGCTTCCCAGAGTGGGCAGCGGCGTGAACAACGGATCGTTCCAGTCAAGTGACGGATCGATCAAGCTGTCGGCTGCGCATGCCTATGGCAGGCGCACCCGTCGCACCGTACGTGTGGACTTCTCCAAGATCGCGGCGGACCCATTGATCAGCTCTCAGTCGATCAAGTATAGCACTTCGCTGTACTTGGTTCTCGACGAGCCGGTCACCGGGTTCACCCGCGCCGAGCAGTTGGCGCTGTTCACTGGGTTCAATACCCAGCTCACGGCGTCAACAAACGCGGTCATCACCAAGTTCCTTGGCGGTGAGTCATAGGGGGTGGTGCAGGAGAATCCGTAGTGGATTTCCTGTACACATTCCCCTGGGAGTCGTTGATGATGTTCATCATCTCGATTGTCCTGGCTGTAGAGCGTTCTTAGCTCTACTCTCTGCAGTAACGTAGGCTACGGACCCGACTAGCCTCTGTTAGGAGGTGATCGAGCTGGACACTTTGTCCGGTAGCCTTATGTTGCTCTGGAGGAAAGTTGCACAAGAGTGTGCAACTTGGTGTTGTACTAGCGCCACTCGCGATTATAATACTGTCGCGAGTCGAACCGAACACGAGGGGTTGTCGTTCTTAACGATAACCCTACCTACCTTTGGAAAAGCGCTCGAAAAAGCGCTGGACCAAGGGTATGTCGATCACAACCTCTTCTCAGGCTTTGCCTGGAAGGGTGGTCTCCCCCGATTTCTCGGAGGTTTCCTTGATCGTGTGTTCGATCGTACCAGTGGTTTGCTACTCGAGAGTCCTTGTATAGACTCCATCCGCTCCATCCGTCAGCTTACGCTGATGTTTGGTAAGATGGAGCTGCCGTGCACTGACTTGCGCACGGCAGCTGCATATAAGGATTACATCGAGTGTGAGCAGGAGGTTCGAGATGCAGACATTGCTTTGCGTCAGACGTCGAAGTCTGATTTTGAAGCGATATCAGCTATGCTTTACGCGCGAGCGTACACCAACGTGGACCGACAGGTCTACGAAGGAACGCTCGTGCCTAGGCACGGTCCGGGTGCGACAGCGGATAAAATTCGAGGAAACTCGAAGTTCTCGCTACGTACTTGGACCCGTCGGCTGGAGGAGTACTTTCCATGTGGTGAGTATCTTCTCCCCAACTGGGGTTTTCTTCCTCAGCTGGACGACGTCGAACTCCTCGAGCCTGGAGCAGAACAACCCGTTAGGGTTGTTTCTGTCCCTAAAACGCTCAAAACGCCCCGTATCATTGGAATTGAGCCTGCATGCATGCAATACACGCAGCAAGCTCTCTTACCGGCGATACTTGAGGAGCTAGAGAGGGATGACATCCTCGGTAGCTTCTTAGGATTTAAGGACCAGGACCTTAATCAGGAAATGGCCCGACAGGGTTCCAGAGATGGTTCCCTGGCCACACTCGATTTGAGTGAGGCATCCGACCGCGTTTCGAATCAGC